AATAATGGACAAATACATATATAATATATTGGGTTTTTTTGATGATATTATTGCAAAAATAGATAGAGTATTTAGTGTTAAAAAAACTAAAAGAACTAAAAAGGTTTGTAAAAAATGTAACTGTAAATGTCATTGTAAGGATGATCTACACTTACATGAAGATCAAGATTTATGCACTTGCGACAACTGTAAATGTAAATAATTATGCAAATTTCAAAACACTTTAAACTTTCAGAATTTATCAAAAGCCAAGTAGCAACTAGGAATGGTATTAAGAATATGCCTGGATCTGGTGATATTAAAAATCTTGGTAATGTAGCTTATGAAATACTTGAGCCTGTAAGAGCTAAGTTTGAAAAACCAGTTATGATTAATTCTGGTTATAGATGTTTAGAACTTAATCGTAAGATTGGTAGTTCAGATAGCTCACAACATACTAAAGGTATGGCAGTTGACTTTGAGATTATTGGTACTCCTAATATTCAAGTTGCTTATTGGGTTCAGAACAATTGCGACTTTGACCAACTAATTTTAGAATTTTATAGACCAGATGAAGATAATGCTGGTTGGATTCATGCTAGTTATTGTGATGGTAATAATAGAAAACAAGTCCTAACATTTGATGGTAAATCTTATACAGATGGATTACCAGAGATGGAATGGAAAGATGGTAAGGTAAAGGAATGATACAATTTTTAAGCATATTAAAAAACCCATTAACTAAGATGGTGTTTAATAAAGCAACTGAACACTTTAAACATAAAGCAGAAAAAACTAAAATTATAAGAGCTGCTGAAATAGAAGCAGCAAAAGATACAGATATAGTTAGAATTAAAAGCCAAGATCAAAGTTACAAAGATGAAATCTTAATGCTTTGGTTAATTGGTATGCTTACTACTGGTTGGTTTCCAAGTACAAGAGAAAACTTTAGAGAGTGGGTAGCTCTTATTAACGATCTGCCAGACTCAGTATGGTACTTAGTAATTATAGTATTTACTGCTAGTTTTGGATCTAGAGTTACAAAATCTGTACTTGATCGTAAGAAAAAATAATGAAAAAAATATTATTATTTATAAATCATTATTCTAGTAAATTACAAGTATGGTCTTGGCAAAAATTATATAGTAATAGAAAAACAGGACTTGGTTATAAGAAATGAAGATCGTTGTTTTGATTATGCTGATGTGTAGCACTACACCAGGCAATGAATGCAAAGTAATACCAACACCTCAAGTACAATTTAACGACATATATACTTGCACAGTTTTTGGATATAAATATTCAGAACAAGTTATATCTAGTTTAACTCCAGAATTTGTAAATAAATATGGAGCTTACACTAGGTTTATGTGTGAAAAAAGACAGGTAATATAATGGTCTACTGTGTCTTATGGAAAAAAGGTAATCTATATCAAATGTTTAGTAATGTTATCTTTCCTACTGAGGAAGAAGCTGCATCATTTGCTAAACGATCTAAGCTAAAAAAAAAGCATGATTGTAAAATTGTAAAATATGATTATAAATATTTTGAAGGTGTTGAAACAATAGAAGAATAATATGGCAATAAACAAAGCAAAAATGAAATGTAATAGTCCTAAACGACAAGTTCAGGGTGGTAAAAAGTTTGTTGTTAAAGCCTGTAAAGGTGGCATAGAAAAGATTATTAGATATGGGGATGCCAATATGACTATTAAAAAGTCTAACCCTGCTAGACGAAAGAGCTTTAGAGCTAGGCATAAATGTGCTACTGCTAAAGATGTATTTTCTGCAAGGTATTGGTCTTGTAAGAAATGGTAAGAAGTATATTAAAATTCATAGTGAAAGCTAGAATGCTATATGCCGATCTAAGAGGTCATCATGGTAAAAGATGGAACTATGAACCTGGTAATTGGTATATGGGAAGAAATAAAAACAAACATAATAGGAGATAACCATGTATATGAAAAAGAAAAAGACTAAAAAAAAAGCTAAGAAAAAAAACAAGAAAAAGAAATACTAATGAAAGAAGGTTATCATAAAAGAAAAGATGGCAAGATTGTCAAAAAGGGTTTGTGGTATAATGTTAATAAGAGAAAAAAGAAAAAGATAAGTAGATCAAAAGCTAAATCTACAATAAGTTCTAAAGCATACAAGACAAGTTAAATTATTGTTTAAGGTGTAGTTGCTAGTCAACTGGGTATGAAGGTGGGGTAACAAAATTCGTATGTCTAAAACTTGGGTAAGAAAAGAAAAAATAGCAGATGTGGGTAAGTGTAGATATTGTAAAGCAGATATGATCTCTACTGATTCTTTTGTAGCTTTTGCTAATCACACTAAAGCTCATTATAAATGTATGAAAGAAGATGATATTAAACCTAAAACAAAGTTTGATTGGTAACTAATATCCCCAAAATTTCTTAGCATTCTTTAAGTAATCTTCATTAGCATCATTGTTCCAAAACATATGTGTAAAGTCTGGTTGAATGTAATCTTTAAGAACATGAGGATCATTACTAATCTTCATTAAGTTTTGTCTTACTTTGGCTCTTTGAATTATTCTAGGTATTCTTTTCTTAATATTCTCAGGCTTTAGTTCATCACAATTACCTGCATGATAGACTCTAAATTCTTTCTCATTTACATAACAAAGATAAACTGGCACTTCAAATACTGACCAATAGAAATCAACTTGTAATAAATTATAGGGTGAAGGTCTATCAGGTAGCTTACCAGAAAACCAAGACCTAGTTCCATCTTTCTTAACAATACCCCTTCTTGGCATCTTACATTTATCTTCAATAATAACTTTATCACCTTTTAAATCTATGTAACCATGAACAGGAATATTGATACCATCAAACCATTTAAAGGCTTCTATCTCTGGCTTACAAGATTCATAACCTGGTATTGTTTGATGAGCCTTATGACAGTTAGCAATCATAGCTGGTACTATACTTTTATAATGACTTAACTTTTCTTGGTCATCAGGTGTAAGTGCTACTAATTTATCTAGCTTATCTTTTACAGGAACAAACATTATTTACTCTCCTGTAGTTTTTCTAATTCAATTTTAAAAGCATTATTAAAATCATCAGCTATTACATCTGATTCTTGGTAATCCTCTACAAAATAACTTAATGGTTTTTTTAGAAACCTACTAATTTTTATAAGGTTAATTAATGGTATTCGGTTCTCTCCCTTTTCATATTTACCTACTTGTTGAAAGGTAGATTTAAGAACCTCTGCAACTCTAGTTTGAGTTACAATAGTTTCTTTACCAGTAAATTCATTAACTTTAGTTTTTCTAGCTGCTCTTATTTTTTTACCTAAATCAATATAGAATTGATTATCTTCCTCAAAGTTCTTCTTAGCTTTATGTGATAGTTTCATTTTCTTTCTTTCCTTTTCTTTTTATTTTAGCGACAAGTAGCCTATAAGTTTTTTACAACTTTTAATATATTAAGAATTATATTTTTAATTCTTTATATTTAACAACAGCATCAGAGTTTTGATTGGCAACAATTCTTCTCACCAATTGCTTATACTCCAAATAGTCATTATAAGTATGCACACACATGCTGCTATCAACTGATTTCATAATCTTTTTATGAATGTTGTTCAGCTTCTGGTACAATCTTATCGTACTGTTTAGACTCATTGTCATGCTCCTCACCAACTACTTTTATGGTTGCCTTTATGAACTTGTTGTCGGTGATATTTATTTTTGCAAGTTCACCAGGCATTATTTGATAGTGTGCTTTCTTAGTTGCTTCTTCAATTGTTTCACCATCAAAAAATTCTTCAACGTCAGCTGATAATTCTAAACTAGATTGCTTTAAAACTTTAACCATTCAATATTACATTTCTGCTGTAACCAGCATAATCTCTTTTTAGTTCTTGTCGTTCTTCTAGTTTATCAATTAGTACACTAACTGAATTTTTACTCTTGTAACCCATCTCATCAGCCATTTCTAAAAATGTAGGCATATATCCATGTTTTGTACTATATATTTTTATATATTGCAATAGCTTGAGCATTTTTGGTGTCATTGGTCTAAGTCCTCTTTGTTTTGTTTTCATTTATTACTAACCTCCTTAACAACTCTGTGTAGCCATTGATGTCGTCAAAGCTATCTTTTTTGTAATCTTTTGATTGCATAATTCTCCAACATTTTAAAAAAATCATAAATAAACCAAAGAACTTTAAAGGTACTTTAACTGGTTTATTATTATGAACTGATAAATATTTCTCCATCATTCCACCCATGACAAAAGCTGTATGGTCAAAATGTCCATAATCTCCTTCTTTTTCATGTAGTAACTTTTCTAAATTATTTATAAACTTTATATTATCTGACATAATTCCCTTCCTTATCTTTGCACCAATAAGCTGCTACTTGTTTATTTTTGTATCTTGTTCCTATTGGTAAGTAATCTTTTGTTGTAACTTTTTCTATTCTTGTTTGGCAAGTTGCAGAGGAACTATCAAAAGGAACTGTGATCTTTTCAATAGTTCCATCTACAAAAAACATAAACAGAAAGATAAATTTCACTAATTAAAATGGAATTTCCTCACTAGTTTTTGCTCTAGTTTCTACTACTTTAGGTTGTTTAGGTCTAGGCTCATTCTTATAACCAGATAAAATATTACCTGATTCGTTGATCCAACCTATTAAACCTTTTGCTCCACCAGCTTCAGGATAATTCATATCTCCAGTAAATTTATCATCACCTTTGAATAGAACTCCTACTTGAGCAAACACTTTAACAAACTTAGTGTTACCATCTTTACTGCTACCTTTAACACCTAAGATAGTTCCTTTATTACCGCTATCTAAATTTACATTTCCTGAGAAATCAATTTTGATGGCTTTTTCGTTGTTGGCATCATAGGGAAATAAAACCCAATCCTTTTGCTTACCACTACCATTGTCTGACATTTTGTCCTCCATTTTTTTTTATTGATTGTTGTTGTGATTCAAAATCTTTTTTAATTGAATCATTTTGCTTTTCCCAATCGGAATACAAAGCGGTCAACTTGGTTTCTGTTGTTTGCTTTTTAATTGTATCTTTGATTGAAACTTGTTGAGTAGATCCCTTTTGATTATTTAAGGCATTTACTAATTCTTCTGCACTAGCATACTCTGAACCAGATAAGCCAAATGCTGCTATACATCTTCCAAGAGCTGAACTGGAGCAATTCTCCATAGCACTTGTTTTATTTATAAAGTTAGCATTTCTATGTTCTTCTGCATGACCCACAGCATAAATAGTATCAGAAATATATAGTTCGGTCTTAACCACAACTCTCTCAGCATCATGGAATAATATTTCTTCATTAAATCTAGCTTCAGGGAAATATTGTAAAAGATGTCTGTGTCTTTCATTAACTGTAGAATATTTCTTACCTTTAATATCAACAGTTGGAATTTTATTAACACTTGTTAAACACTCTTTCCTTCTTTCCTTAAATCCACCCTTACTTTTTTCTTCTGTCGTTTCTGTTTTCTTGGTTGTCATTGTTTCCTTCCTTTAGTTTTTGGTTTTCTTTTACTTGGTCAACATCTTTCTGAGCTTTAGCTTCTATATAACTCTTATTCTTAGCAATCATATTTTCTTTAAGCTCTAATAAATCTATTTTCTTTTTAAGCTCTAATATTTCATCATCTCTTAAATGTAATTGCTCAATGTTTTTCTTTTCATTGTTCTCATAAGCTCTAATTTTAGTTTGCATTTTTGCAAGTTCCATCATTACTTGATCTGTCATTTTTTCCCTTTCATTACTTCTTCAAATGTTAATTTATGAACAATTAAATCTTGTACTGCCTGACCTACTATAGCTCCTATGTCCATATTAAGATTACCAAATAAAGATTTTCTTTGTTCTGCTGTTAGAACTACATAATCATTAAACCACATATCTAAACTCTTATTTAGTTGGCTTGGTGATAAATGATCTGCTGTAAATGTTCCGCCTTCTTCTTTTTTTGTCCACTCTTTCCCAATTGTTTTCATAGATTCCTTTTATTAATTAATACAAAAATAGTCAATAAATTATACAAATTATATTCAATTTGAGAGTTCATTATCAAATATTATTGTAGCATTAAAACTAAATGAGATTCTTTCCTTATCTTCATCATCTGTATTATATGGGTAAACTACATGAGCTAGTGAGTTAGGAAATAATATCCAATCCCTAACCTCTGGCATGACTCTATAAGAATTATTATTAAACATATTTTCCGATCCTTCTATAAACTCAACCTGACCTGAAAAATCGTTATGTTCTTTTGCATTAATTGTTGGAATCATTTTAGGTATTTGTAAATAACCAACGCAGCTTAAATGATAATTACCATGCACATATTCAGTATGAGTATGAGTAGGTTGAAAATCGCCAGGTTTACTAACTA